CCGTATCTAGCCGCGTAGTTGAAACCGTAGTCGTCGGAAGTGTCACCGCTCCATCCTCAAAGGACGAACCCCACGAAATAGTTCTCGCACCCGTTCCCGTGATAGCGATCCATAGCTTTTGACCATTCGTCGGCGTGCCCGAAAGCCCGGAGGTCATCGAGGTGATATTCGTAGCAAGCCCGGTAATATCAACAAAGTCGAAGTTATCTGTATTGATCGACGGCGTGGCACTTGAGCCTAATGCCGACACACGCGGAGTTATCCGTGCATTGGTCAGCGTCCGTGTGGCGGCCCGCTCAGTAGCATTTGACGTGTTATCCACGTTATTCAGCGATAACGTAGTTTTTACCTGTGCCGGTGTACGTGAAGCCCACGCGGACGAGACGGACACAAGGAAGTTGTCCGTCGTCGCCGTTAATCCCGCGATGGTGGTCAGGTCGGAGTCAATAGGCTGGAATAGTCCGTTTAGATTCACGACCGTAGAGCCATCGGCGGAGTAGTAGATGCGGCTATTCGACGTATCTATTCCTACTTCGCCTGCAGCCAGTTCGCCGTTAGTAAACGCCCCGGCTTTTCTTTTGTGCTTTATGGTTAAGCCTGCAGCCACGTTAGCTCCTTAAATTGTTCCGCCTTCGAGGACGATGTTCGCGTTGTCGATGGTTGCCGAACCTGATGCATCCAATGCCGCCGCCACGTTCGTCTGCATTCGTGCTGTCGGCACGTCACCGGAGGTTATATCAGCCCCTGAATGCACGTGAGACGTTGCTGCCGCCCCTATCGTGGTTCGCACCGTGCCAGCGTCCGCGTCGTCCAGTATCGTCTTTGCAAAGGCGGTCAGGTCGTACGTTCCCGCAGTGCCCGATCCCGTGAACTGGATTCCCTTATCGGCTGCGGATGTTAGCCCCGCAATAGCTGCAAGGTCGGCGTCGTACGCTTGCACCTGCGAACCGATGGCAACACCGAGATTAGAGCGTGCTGTGCCTGCGTTATTGAGGTCGGAAAGGTTGTTCGAGGCTAGAAGTTCGCCCGCTATTACCAGCTTCGTAAAGCTAATGGCGGTGGTGTTCAAAGTTCCGCCGGCGTTCGCCGTGGAGAACCAGATAGTGTCCGCGTTGGTCGAACCTTCCTGAACGACTATCATCGCTCCCGCGTGTTCGTTATAGGTATCGTATTGAGCATCACGGGCTGGTGATGCCTGAACGATATAGACACCATTCTCCTCTGCCGCCGACTGATCCTTGACCAGCACAAGGTCATTCGTTGCAAGCGTCACGCCGTCGAGCGTGTCACCATTATTTAATGCTGTGGCGATGGTAACGTTCCCGGTAGTAGCCGCCCTTACCGTTGTCCGCTTACCTAGCCCAACAGATGCCGCCGCTACTGCCGTTTGTACGAATGCGGTAGATGCCGCCTGCGTGGTGTTCGTGCCGTCCGCCGCTGTCGGCACGGTAGGCGTTCCCGTCAAAGCGGGACTCGTGAACATCGTCGCCTTCGATTCGTTGGTAACGTTCTCAAGAGCAAGGTCTGTTTTCGCTTCCGATACAGTTCGCCCCTCGATAGTGTTTGAATCGGTAAAGCGTGCGAACTCATTAGCATTAGGCGTGTTGGCAGTGTCTACCGTACCGCCGCCCGAAGTAATGGATTCGACCGTTGTCCCGTTTACTGAAAAGTAGATGATATTGTTCGATACATCTACGCCGATCTCGCCCGCAGCGAGTTCTCCGTTTGTGAAAGCCCCAGCCTTTCGCTTGTGCTTGATGACAATCCCGGCGGCCATATTTTATCTCCTTATCTAAACCAATCCCCCATCTAAAATGAGGTCGTCGTTTTCCAACTGTCCAATAATGTTGTAAGCGTTCAATGTAAGATCGCCGCCGAGTTCCGGTGAAGGGTCTTCTACCAGTGAACCTAACCCTGCACCACCGCTTCCCGTGGCGTCCGTATCCACCCAAAGAACGTCAGTAGTGGGCGGTTCGTCCTCATCCACGTACACGGCAACCGGGCCTTGTTCGCCGTCCTCGCCTTGAATTCCCTGGATGCCCTGCGGACCCTGCGGCCCAGCCGCCCCGGTTGCTCCAGCAGGGCCAGTAGAACCGACCGGCCCTTGCACGCCAACCTCAAGTAACGTCGCTTGAGGATTTATCAGAACTTCAAGCGTGATAGCCGGTTCCGACGCTATCTCAAGCGTGGTCGAAGTGGTTGTTATCTCTAATGTGGTCGCCGCCATTTATGCCGCCTCGATAGTGAATGCTTTCTTGAACAAAAGGTCCTCTAACCCGTCGCCGCCTACATATTTCATTATCCCCGTGACGCCCGTTGATGCCGGCCTAAAGGTGTCCGTTTCCTCGTCGGTGATCTTTAGCAGCATCGTTCCTGCCACGGCGGAAACGATGGTTAGTTGTGACCCTAAAGCCGTCGCCGCTTCTCCGCTGGTGAGAGTTAGCAGAGTCGTCTCGCCTTCCTTTAAGCGGAATTCAACTGTCATTCCTGTTAGGTTGATCGGTGTGTATGGGGACTCCGTGAGCCTCCAAGTCATAGGCCAAACGAACGAAACGCCTTTATAAATTTTGTATTTGTTAGCCATACTTAACTTCCCCAGGCCTCCACTTCTACTATTCGCGGTTCACCCGCTAGTGCCGATGTGACGGCTACTCTTATCTTGTCCGTTGATAATGCCGTGAAGGTGAATTGCCTCCAGACCTTATCGTTGCCCGTTACCGTTCCGCCTGTTACCACTGCCCACGTTGAACCATTCCAATATTCAACGGTGAACGCGACTATTCCGTATAAAGTGAAGGTGTCGGTCAGCGTCGGGTCGGTGTTGTAGTTCAGGGTATCGGCAAGCGTGTAAACATCTATTTCGCTGATGGTTCGGGATACCCCAAAATCTATCGTTAGCGTGCCCGTAGTTTGCCCGCCCGCCGCCGACCATCCGCCCGTGGGATTCCAGCTATTCTCTGTGTGACGGAAACCGTTATTGGCATATTGAGCTTCAAACCCACCGGCTTCTGACGTGGCGGAAGCTGTTGCACCGTTTGAGTCAAGTGCAACATTTATCGGCGGAGGCAGTGGCGTATCCGTAATAATTGCCGACCACGGCCCGCGATTCCCTTCATCGTCGTACGACCTTATTCTTGCGTCGTGCGGTGTCTCAGGAAGCCCCGTAAACTCATAGGTCAGCACGTTACCAACATCGGTAACTACTCCCTCTAACTCGATCTCATAGCCAACTACCGCCATTTAAACCGTTATCCAATTTCCGTTTACGGCCTTCACCGTAACTTTTCCCCAATTCGTGCTGATTGCTATCGTTGCCGCTCCGTCCACGGTCTGACCGCCGATCACTGGATCAATGGTGATGTTGTGCGTTGCCGCGTTTCCGGTAGCGTCTTTGATTACGATCTCCTTACCGTTGCATTTCGTGGCATCGGGCAAAGTATCGGTTCGCGGTGCTGTGGTTCCCGTGTGAGCGATAATGCCATCAGCGTCCGTTATCGTGCGTCCGGCATCCGCTACCGCCGTTAGTTTCCTGTCGTCGTAAGTTGAGACGATGTAGGACGTTCCCGCCGCAAGTTCAACTCCACCCGGTGTCCTGTTATTCGAGTAAGTGTTGCTCGATTTAATGGTTGCTGTGACGTTGTTTAAGGTCGATGCCGCATTGGTCGTGAGCGTGAGCGTAAGCCCGTTCACCGCGTAAATAATGTAATCGACCGAGTTGATCGTGATGGTTGCACCCTTGAATAATCGGGGCACGTAGTCCGAGCCGTCCACGTTTACCGTTGGGCTTCCTGATACGGTATCCACGGTCAAGGTAGTGTTCGTTTCGAGAATCTTTGTTGACTGACTGATCGGTAAAGATGACGTGAGAAGCTTGTTGTTATCGAATAAAGTATCCGTACAGCCGATAACCCGCATTGCCTCGACACCTCCGCCGCCACAGCCGACAAGTTTGTTATTCGTGACGAAAGACTTATGCAGAATGCCTGCTGAAATTCCGCACTGCGATGCACCGATAACCGTATTATCATCGACCGTGGCAACGTCGATAGCTGAAAGCTGAAGCCCATTTGCTAAGAATCTGTAAGGCTGAAGCAGATACGAACCTGAGCCTTGAGTTGTGATGTCAACTTCTGTTCCTGCTAAAGCATTGGCGTACGATGAAGCTATTTGCACCGTGTCAATGTCGATAAAAATTACGTAGCCGTCGTATGAGGTTCCGGTAAATCCACCCGGCAACGCACCGCCCGAACCGTTATCATCCTTTACCAAAACAATTCTTTCGCCCGTCTGTTTTCCGTGAGCAATACAAGTGATCTCGTTCGAGGTCGTATCCACATCGGACGAAAGGAAAGTAACGGGAGCGTTGTTCATTCCGACGATGTGATTGCCGGTGATCTTAACGTTTCGCATCACTCTACCGAAGGCTCTTTGCACGGTGATGCCGTTATAACTCACTTGAGCAAGCCGTCCGTCGATAAGGTTGTCCTGAATGTTCAGACCATCAGAGCCTTCGGTGTTCGTGTTCGGTTCAACGTCAATAATTGCCTGAGCCGATGCAGTTGGCGGGGTCGAGATGATAAAGATGTTGCGGGAAATATGGATGTTCCGCCCGCCGACCGTGCCCATATTCTGCGTCTGCAATCCACGGCAGATGTTATCGACCAGATAGCATCCGTCAGCGATGTGTCCTGCTGTCGTGAACGCTCCAACATAAGCCGCATAACCGTGGGTGTGGTCAAAGAGATTGTTCCTAACAGAGCCATTCTTACAGTTACCTAAGAACACAGCCTGACGCGATGAATCGACCGCTGTGGATGCGTTCCCCTTGAAACAAATATCCCGCACGGTGATATTGTTGTTATCGCCCTCGTAGGGTGATCCAGCGACGCCTGAAGCTCGAACGAACTCCAAGTTATCCGGACTTTCCTCCATCTCCGTTGAGCCAATGCCGTCGCCGTAAATGGTCGTGTAGTCCTCGGCAATGAACATCGACGTAACAGAATCAGGAACTGAGCTTGTGTATCCTTTTCCTCTAACGTGAAGGTCGTGCCCGCGTATCGTTACTTGGGTTGTGAACTCGCCAGGGCTGGTGTGGATGGTCGTACCCATTCCGTCCATTCCGGTCGAAAGAATATCTATCCGCGTGCTTAAAGAAGCGTTATCTAAAATGTCCGTCGATACATCAGGCGGACATCGTGTACCTGACCACGTAATATTTCCTGCACTGAATCCGCTGAAGATCGGCTCCGATGACATTGCGGATTCTGCCGTCAATCCCACGCCTTCAAACTCGATAGTGCCCGAGCCGGATTTAGTGAACTTAGCTCCGTTTGTGTGAAGAAACCTAACGTTAGTCGGAACAACGATAGCAGTAGAGACGGTGTAATCCGTATCGACCAGTAAAGTAGTATCTGCCGCTCCAATATCGGTTAAAGCATCGTCAAGGTCGCCGTTATACGGTGAAGCGGACAACGCTGTCATATTGCCGCCCGACGTTGTTACATTGTTCGTGGTTTGATAAACCGTCTGCTCGACCTCGATGCCTGCGATAAGTGCTTGCAGGTCGGCTTGGTCGGCAATATCGCCCTCGATGTCGCCCCAAGCTCCGCCGCCGAATCCTGGCGGAAGGTTCGCATCTTCAATAGCTTTATATCCAATTGGAAATGTTGTGAAATTCGGCATTCTAAATTAACCCCACTAATGCAAAACCGTCCTCGTCCACTAACGCGAACCCGTCAAGATCGACCAGAATCCCAAGCCGGTAAGGCGTGGTTGCGTAAAATATCCTTGTCGGCTGTGAGTAGTTCCCTGCAACATCCTTTGACCTTGTTTGAAATGCATACATCGTGTTCGACTCCAAGCCCTCTAGCGTGATGTCATTGCTTGAGCAATTATCTAATCCTGCGTCCCAGTCATAAGTAATGCTTCCTTCGCCCGGCGTTCCGTCGAATCCCGTTACAGGACACGGGGCTGAGGATGACACCCACGACGCTTCTAAAACATCGTCGCCCTCGGCTGCATACCTGTATTCGTAAGAAGCAACTGCCATTTCACGATTGCGTAATGATCGGACCCGTAAGATCGAACAAATAAGGCTGACCCGTTGTTAAGTTCACAGGTACGCCAATGTCCCAATAACACAGCAAAAGATCGCCCGTCGATGTGTCGCTATATAGAATCGGATACCGAAACTCCGGCACTGTTCCCGATGCCGTGATAGTTAGGTCCGCAGCGGTCAAAGTGCAGACCCCTAGCGACTGTGCCCACACAACACTCGTTAAGGTTCGTGACGAAACGTTCGTGTAAGAGATTTGCGTTATGTCCGATAGCTGGGTATTACTCAGCGACGGTGCAACGTTCGATAGTGCGAGAATGAGAGTGTCACTCGATAGGTCGATCTTTTTCTCGCCTATGTTTTCCCACAACGAATAAAATTTGATTCCTGCTGCCATAATTAACTCACTGGAGGCTCAAGCTGATAATCTCCGTAAGGGTCAGGGTCGTTCGGGTCTATCGGCCCAGGTGCAACGTAATGATCCGCGTTCCCTATTGAACTCGTGCCTACTATTCCGCCTAACTGAGCAATGAACGGCACTGCTCCTAATGTTCCTATTGCACTAGTTCCTATAACCCCCGATAGCTGCGTACCAAACGCTGTCTGCGGCTTTCTAGGGATGTAGAAGGCGTTACCCATACTTGCGGTCACATCACCGGCTGAGGCGGATGTAACGGCATCAATTTCAATATCGTAAGCAGTGGTGGTCAGGTTCAAGCTCGTGACTTGCTCGTAGCCGATGAAGGGTGATACGCCGAAGATATTGAGGTTCGCCGTGATCCTTACCGCTGTGTTGCTGACGCGGATAAGGTCAACTTCAGCCCTCCACGGCAGATCGTTGGACGTGACGGTTCCGGTGTCTAATATGTCCGTTCCGGCAATACTGATAATGAGGCGTTTGTTGTTCCCGTTTGCTGCTAATGTGCCCGAATAGACCGCCTTTAATTTGTCGCCGTCGCCATTTAGCGTGCCTGCTGCAATTGGATCGGTGTATAAAGTTTCCCTTGTCGTGCCTGCCGTGGTCGTATCCGAATATCTATCAAACAACGTGGCAATATGTGCCCCTGCCGGTCCCGGAACGGTCAAGTCGAAGGTTTCCATTGTCTCAAACGCTGAATCGGACCTTTGCTGGTAGATGTCCTTTGACGCCATCGACAATCTCAAGTTCCTTGTCGCCGTAACGGGGTAAGGAATATAGTTAGTGCCGGGTCGTACAGTGCCCAAGCTTACTGGCTTGCTTTGTGCATCCCTATCCTCCACGAATAGCTCTGCCGACTCCGATTCGTTCGTAACGTCGTAAAGATTCTGGACAATGAAAGTATTTACAAAGTTCTCTACCGCCGTGTACGCCTTTGCTTGTGTTTCCTGTAAAGTCTGCCGAAAGGTTAGCGGGTAGCCAGTAACGGAAAACTCCACCACATCACCTACGTTTGCCGAGAATGAGCCTTCTACGATAATTCCTTCATCCGTCGTGGTCAGCGTGCCCAATGAGGAACTCTGCGTCACGTTGTACGCCTCTACGTCGGTATCCAGCATCGGCTGGCGGTATCCGTCAGCGGCAATGAGGGCAACGTCAAAACTGTGGTAGTAAACAGTCGGCATTTAACAGATCGGCACGGGAACAACAAGATTCTGCGTGTCCGCATCAAAGTGAACTGAACCAAATTCCAAGCGGCACGGATTACCGTTCGGGTCTATGCCGCCTATCGGATAAATAGGATCGGGCGGAACGATCACCCCAACAGGAGCATCGTCGGTCTCAAAGGCTAAATAAGCCTCGTGGTTGTACGCCTGAACGGTAACGGCAACTAATCCATTACCGACCTTTTGCATATTCAGCACGCGGAAGTATTCAAATTCGGTAACAAGCGGTGAATCAATATCGTCGGATTCGCCTAAATCAAGCTCTATCTCCGTTCCGCTGGTAGCCTCGGCCCCAAAGCCTTCGGGAATAGACGGTGGAGTAGTGTCCGCACCGAATGGATCTGCATAACCGTGCCCTTCGAGTAGTTGGGAATCGAGTTTGATTATTTGATAGCGGACAATATCCAAGACAAAGGCATAGTCCGTGTAGAACGTTCCGCGTAAATTATTCTTAGTGCCGCCCTCGTCAAACTCGCCGAACCATAGAAAGCGGTAAGCCAGTTTTAGGGCTTCGGCGAACGAGCGAACCCCAAACCCTGAGAATCTTTTAGGGATAGTTTCTAAGTTCCCCGTGCCTAATTTCTTGCCTGCTTTTAGTTTCTGGTTAGGGTCATCAACTGTGATCGGTCGGGCAATGTCGAAGTTAGAACTATCCTCGAACACCAGCACCACTTCATTGGTCAATACGTCATCAGGAATGGGCTGGAAGTTGATAGACGGTTGACCGTCAGCCCACACAATAGGACGCCTTGTTACCCGCTTCTTTAGGTTCGGTTTATCTGTAAATATCGGGGCTGCTGAAAGTTCCGCATCGGTAGCCGCTCTAAACGACCGGATAGTAAGCAAGCCGTCTTTTTGAAACGGAACCGATAGCCCGCCTGACCTGCAAATATCCGTGATCTGCTCGACGCTAGAACGCCCTTCAAGGATCGCGTCAAATGAAGTTCGCCTATGCGAAAAGTTCTCAATCTCACCATCGGGGTGCTCTAAGGCAAAGTTGATGTTTGCTAAGTTGAACGTGCTCTCTTCCCTAAACTCCGCCGTGTTGATCGCGGACGAATCGTACTGCAATCCCCATCTATGATTCGTATAGGCTTCCATTACCCAGAACACGCGGTCATTCGACCATTGCCGGACGAATCCCGTAGAGCCTGAATGGTTGAAAGCAGAATTAGGTATCAGTGCCAACGGTGTTGAAGGCGATGACCATTTAACGTCGATGTACCACGGATGAGCCCCCGGCACGACTGACTGGTAAAAGTCACAGCGAAACGTATAGGCCACGCCCGCAACTGCCGTAAATGTTCCTGTGTGCGTTCCTATTGCAAATAATTGGTCGATGATTACCGTGTTATCTATCCACAGCTTCATCCCGTCATCGTGCGTGCCCTGTATCGTGAAAGTCTCGGTGAAAGGGAACGTGATCGTGCCCGTCCAGCGAATAGAGAAGCCTTGTGCCGGGATGTCCTGAAATGGCGGTAGAACGGTTGACGGGAAGTTAATGTTATGGTCGATCCGCTGTGCCGTTTCCGATGTCCAGGTTTCATCCGCATAATATTGACCGAGCAAACCGTTGCCGGGTTCCGTGGTGTTGTAAACTGCCACTTCCGAGTACCCGTCACAATCAAATTCAACGTTCATCGTTGACGGTGAATTGTTAATGGGATTCGTCCACCCGTACCGCCACGAGAAAACTCCAACGCCTGAGAAGTTGGACAAAGTACCGCCGGGGTTGAAAGAGGTAACGATCCCTTGCCCTCTGTGACCATTACGGACGGAAAGATGTATCTGCTCTAAAAGCTTGTCGTTTACTTTGATGTTGCGAATGTTCCGGTTCGGCCCTTCGCCTACTTCCGACACGCCTGCAAACCAGCCCTTTTCGGGGTCATTCTGGTTAGGTTCCCTTCGGTACAAAAGCATATTTGCACCGCGAACGTGCTTAGTGCCTGCAATAACTTTTATCGGCTGGACGTTCGATGAATTGTTCCCGCGTGAGATAGCCACATAACCCGTGTTCCCGTCTGATACCGTGGCTGTGGCATCAGTGGAATATCCTCCGTAGAATCGCAAGTGCCCGAATCTTGCAGTGCAAGCCTCTTCGTTTCGCGGGCATCCTACGAACGGAACCGAACCGTTGAGTAGTCCCGTAGTTCCGCCGAGATGCTGGTTGTAAGGACAGCCGTTCGTTCTGATTGCATCGCCGTTAGCCAGATTCCCGCCAAAGGTGAACCTGCAATGGTCAGGCGGTCGCATCGAATGAGGCATCAACCTTTCGCGTGCGGTGAATCCGTTGGTTGCCGTGGTCTGAACCTTCGTGTAGCCAAAGATAGGCGGCTTCTGTAACTGCCCGTGCCATACAGCTTGGGAAAGGTCGGCATCGGGCCAGTAGTAATGCAAGATGCATTTGACCGTTCCGTATCGTTTGAACTTGTCGGATACGTCCCTATCAATATCATCCATTACCAATTGGATAACATCGGTTCTTAAGTCGGGGTTGATCTCGAATTCCTGAAAAGGTTCGCCGATAAGTCTGGGTTCAATAGGTCCGAAAGGAATCCCCGCAAACCCCGCCATCTGACCGTACTCTGCATTGGCGTAGTATCTTGTAACGGCATCGCTCCAAATAACTTGAAGTACACTCGCACAACGGAGCTTGCCTTCGCCGGATAGGGCGATGGTTCGAAGTGCTGTGATTTTCTCTGCCGTTGTTGCCATTCTAGTAAGGCGTGTTGATTGACCACTTGGTCGCCAAATGCTCAACCGTCTCTGCCACGATATTCAAGGGCATCGGTTCGCTGCTTATCATCACGTCACCGAGGTCTGCTTTAGTAAAACGTCCTGAATAATCTCTGTCTTTCCCTAACTGCAAATTCACCAAAGGGTGTCCGTTCGGGAATTTAATATGCACGATCCCGTAAGTGTTCATCGGGGCTTGCATATCCGTCTTGTCGTACTCGACGCCATTCATCCAATATTGATAAGGGTCGTTCTCAGCGAAGTAATAGAATCTTGTTTCACCCGTGTCACCGACTAAAGCTTTAGTGGCAACGTCTCCGGTAACAAGCCCGCCAAAGTTAGAGAATGTAGCTTCTCGGATACTGACCACTGCAATGATGTCGTAAGCGGTTACGTCCAAAGTTGAACTGATAAAACCCGAGCCTGACGATGCATTCAGCCTTACTACCCTTCGCCCGCCTTTAGCGTTCGCAATGTGCTGAACGTCGCCTGATACCGTTGGCAGATTGTTCCCGTTTCCAGTACCATCGGGCCACGACGAGCCTGTAAAGTCCTCCGGGTCGTAATGTGCCCAAAGCTCTTGAACATTTGCCGGGTCGAATACGGACACGCCGGGAACTCTTACCTGCTGAATTTTTAGTGAAGTGGAATAGAGTTTCGTGAGCATCCTTTGATAGCTCAGCCGTTCATCCGCAAACTCGGCTAAGTAATATTGATCTGTTCTAGGGCATTGATACACGAAAGGTTCGCCCGTCGTTTTGTTGTAATGAAACAACTCATAAACATATCGCTCGAACGTTGTAGTGCCCCCTGAGACGCTTGTAATGGCTGGGCTAAGGGTTGCCCCCTGCAAAGTCGGCATACCTATCTGCCAGTCTTTATTGCCCGCTAATGAGCCGAACAAAGTACGCGACCGAAACCGCCCGCCGAAGTCGTTAGCGAACTCCTCGAACATCAGCCCTTCGTCACTGTCACGGATTGCACACCTAGCGCCGAATACGTGCCGAGATACTCCGTTTGTATCGGTCACTGTCGCCATTATTTGACGTGCCTCCACAGCCGATTCGTGACAATCCCTAAAATGACCGAACGAGTTACCCCGAATTCCTGCGACAAGGCTTTTTTAGAGTTAGCTGACCCTCTGCCCTTGCCTTTCGGAAAATTAACCACACGGCGACGAATTTCTTTCACCTGAATCTCTGTTAGGACCGATTGTGCGTTCTTCTCGCCTCTAGCGGATCGGCCTCTCTCGCTCATATCTCTGGAGTTGTCCGCGGGCGTGCCATCGACTAGATGTTCGGGATTGCAGCAGGGCGGGTTGTCGCATGTGTGTCTTGTGACGCCTTCAGGCCAGCGTCCGCGTGCGTAGAAAAAGGCAATCCGATGGGATGCGTAGCGTTTCTTTTGGAAGTAGGCGTGCCCATAACCGTCTTCGTCTTTCCATTTCTTCCATTCCCAGCAATCGCTGCGGCTTGTCTTGATTGCAACTCGTTCCCAGAATAAAGGAAGTAGCTCCTGCCAAGTCGAAGGCGGCGGCTGATAAAATGTTGAGCCAGTTCGGACGACTCTCATGTAATGCGTGCCGCAATAACCACGCTTGCTGACGCTCTTCCGGCATCCTTCAACTGAACAGATTTTTGATATAGTTCGAGCAGTCATCTGATTTTCACCTCTATTGAAAATTGGATCGATTAGGGGCGAAAAGGTACTGATAATACCTTTCGCCTCGCCTTTAATTGTACCGCTAAACTGTTGCATTTCCTATTACTTAGCCATTAGTAAATCCCTTGATTCCTCTGCAAGTTCTCCGCCCCTCTAGGGTCGCGTGCCATTGCCTGATTCTGTCCGTGAGCAATAGCGTAGGGTGATTCCTGAATTCCCATTGCCAGCATATTTCCCGGTGATACGGCCTGAAGTTTCGTAGCAAGGAAGTTCACCGTTTCTTCTAGCTGGCCGATAACTGCCATCATTCGCGGATCGCCTCCTACAGTTGGGCTTATATGCCCCGATACGTTAGGCGTAAACACTTCAGGACGGCGTTCTCCTACGATGTAGGACATTCCCGCTGTTACAGGTCCGCCGTTGGCTCTAAAGCCTCCAAACCGCCCGCGATACTGATTGCCTTCCCAGTTCTCGTCGCTAAAGTTCATCCGGTCGATCTTTAAGCCTGATTGACCTGAACTTTCTGCGTAAGCCCTGAGAATGTTCATTCCTTCCTCAGTCCTTACCGTTGATGTGGCGTTCTTTCCGGCTTGTCCTTTGCCGAAGTATTGCTCACCAATCGCTTTCAACTGTTTAAGGATGTCTTTGTCCTTAACACTGATACCGAACTCGGACGCGGCAGCTTGCTTCAATTTCTTCATCGAGTCATCCCGATTAAAGAGCATTGAGATAAGCCCAGCACCCGCACCGATGCCAGCACCTATCAAAGCTCCCCACGGTCCGAAATTCGCACCGATCGACGCACCCATTCCGCCGAGCGATAGAACATTGCCCCACGGTCCGCCGATAGCCGAGCCGATCATTGTTGCCGCCGCACCGCCTGCTGCACCGATGCCAGCCATCATTGAGCCGCCACCCATTCCACGAAGCATTCCGCCGAGACCTTTACCGCCTCCGCCGAACATCCCGCCTAAGCCAGCACCCATTTGCTTGATGTTCCCAAAGCCGCCCCACATCGAGCCCCCGCCTGCTCCCGTGCCTAATGCACCGGCGGGAATTTGGATATTGCTTTGCTGTCCGCCTTGAGGCTTGCCGCCAAAGAGGTTTTGAATGAATCCGCCGATACCTGAACCGCCGCCGAATGATGGTGTGCCGCCGATGCCTCCACCTGAGCCGAAGCCACCAGCCATTGCAGGTTGTCCGCCGAATAGTTGGGCTAGGTAGGTTGATGCGGGTTTAATAAACGCGTCTAACATCTGCCGACGCATCCGGTCCCAGATAGATTTGAAGTTGCCTTCGGATAGGTCGGTGAGCAGATCTTCCCATCCGCGTTTAGTGTCCTCGAATAATCTTTCCTGTTCGCGTCTCGCGTCCTCCATTTGGTTCTGAAGTTCGCCGTCTGCTTTTATCTTTTCGCGTGCCTGGTCGATCAGCCGTGCATTATTGATAAGCTCTTTCGTCTGGCCTTCGGTGATGCCCGGATATTGACCAAGTTTGATCTTGCGAAGTAAAACTTCTTCCTCTGTTCGCTCATTAACGCTAAACAAGGAATCGTCTAACTGCCGGTAAAGCTCGATGATCGCTTCATTCTGTTCAATCAGCTTTTCGTTTGCTTCTATCGCAGCCGTTCGGCCTTCCACGCGGTCAATACCAAGCTCTGAGGACGTTTCCGCTCCGAACCGTGAACCGCCGCCCGTCATAGACCGAACGAACCCTAAAGCATCGGCTTTTGTTCTAAGCGTTGGCTGTGAATTGGCGTAGGCTTCGGCAATGTCTCGATCTAATCCGCGAACGTTCGATTCGCTTCCGCCGAACAGTCTTGCAAGCACCTGCGGTGTGTGCTTTCGCACCATATCCCGAACGTGCGAAGCAATAGTTCCGTTGCCGTCTGAGGCATTAGCAGATACGTTGGGATTGCCGCCATTGACGGTCTTGTAAAGGTCGAGGATGTTCGCACCGTAAGTGCTTTTACCTGCTCCGCGAAAACGATCTTGGAAAAAGGGAACAACGGAGTTTTGTAGCTGTGCCTCGAACGATTTGTTCTTGCCGACGTTGTACTTCTGAAATTCCTCTGGCCCGAACTGGATAAGCCCGCGATAGTTATTGCCCTTACCACCGCGAATGGTCGTAGAGAATGACCCGCCCGTTTCGTAAGAAATGATAGTGGCAAGGTCTATCGGTGAAACGCCTAAACGCTCTGCCGCTTCGATGATCGCTTTAGCTTTTGGTGATGGTGCAAAGTCTGCCCTTGTGGATGCACGCGAACGCCCGCCGGACGTGCTGCCAGTCGTTCCTCCGCCTCCAGCCATTGCACCCGGATTGCCGACACCGTTAAACCAAATAATGTTCTTTTCGTCAGCCTTCGGTGCAGCGGATCGGTCAAACCACGTTATGCCGTTGCCTCGTTGGTTATTAGGAAGTTGGCTAGTTAAGCGATTGTTGTATCCGGTCTGTATTTGCCTGTTCTTCTCATCCGCTGCCCTAGAATCCGACCCCATTGCTCTGCGGGCCTCCTGGAACTTGCGTTGCATCTCGGTCATTTGCGAATCAAAGATGCCGCCGAAGTTAAGAGTTTCGTAGAACGAGGCCGAGATCAGATATATACCGGATTGGAATACCCGGACGAGTTCGTTAAAATCCGCAATCTCAGAGTTGATCTGTTGACGCAGATTGACGGTAAACTCGGCAAAGGCCGTAGTGATATTGTTAAGGGATTTGGTGGCCTCACTATCGCTTCTAGCAAAGGCCTCGGTTAAATTGTTTACGCCGCCCGTTGCCGAACCGATAGCCGCAAGCAAGGCGGGGTTACGCGTGATGATGTCACCGATCGCCGCATATAGATTGTTCTGAGCGTTAGTAAGTGCCGCCGTGGATCCTGTCCAGCCTCTTGTGAGCTTGTCCGCATCTCCTATCTGCGGGATAGCCTCTTTAATAAGCCCGTTATACAGTGCTTGCCGGACGTTCAAGTCCTCTTTGACGCGGGAAAGGTCTTTTTCCTGGAATCCGGCATCCTTAAGGATCGCGGAAAGGTTCTTTGTTAGCCCAACGTTATCAACAAGGATCGAATTCCCGTTACGAATACCCTCAGTAGCTGAACGGATGGCTTCACCGAACCCTAAAGCGGCTGATTTACCGAATGCGGCTGTATCCGAGAACGCTTCGAGTAGTTTGATGGACTCAGGCAGTGAAAACCCACTCGATAGCAGATTTTTAAGCCCGGTGGACGCCTCGCCGATGTCAACGATGCCGGATTTGACCAGCCGAAGGTTTTTAACTGCTGCCTGTGTTTCGTTTGCGTCAATTCCCTTGAACAAAGAAATGCTTTCCAGCCCCTTAAAGGCGTTTTGACGGTCTGCCGCGATCTTTACTGCCGCGTCTAGCTGGGTTTTAAGGAAAGCGGGTATCTGAGCGAACTGTGACATCACAGAAGTGGCGATACTGCCCGCAAATGAGCCTATTGCACCGCCGATAAGCCCGCCGCCAAACGCTCCCTTTAGATAGCCTTGAATGTTGCCGGATGATTTCTTAGCCTCCGATTCCATCTGCTTCATATTGCGGATGAATTCGTTAGCCTGCGTCTTGATATTCGCTTTAGCCGCGTTGGTCGAGGCGGTCTGTGAGCCTAGAATTGCACGGTCGGTCGCACGGGAATTAGCCTGCACCCGCTTCTGCGATGCTAAGACTTCCTTCTCAAGATCGGACACGACTTTCTTAGCCCCGGAAGTGTTTCCGGCGACCGTCTCGATCTTAATTGTTACTGTTTTCCCGTCCATTTGTGCTAAAGTGCCTGATTATGAAAAACGACGACAAGGAATATCTAAATAACTCAATCAACAATCGCGGTTATCTGGCTGGCGTTCTTGTCATCCTGATAGTTCTCTACGCAATGATTAAATGGTCTGAGTACGAAAACCGTACCCCGATTGAAAATCCATCAACTCCAACAAACAACCGCCGCTAACCTTTCAGCCCCGCAACCTGGAATAATGCCTGCCTCATATCCGCCCTGTAGGATAGTTCTGCCCCTTCGCACATTTCCGACATTGCTAAATAGGCTTTGAACTCAATGCTTGCCATCGTTCGCGGATCTCGCGGGTAGCCGGATTTCCTCTCGCTTCGGATTCGTAGTGCCCGGCCTGTCAAAGCTAAAAGGGATTGATGCTCTGCCTTTGCCGAGTCCGTCTTTGTAGGGAACTTGTCGCAGCCAGAACAAGCATTCTTTTCCTTCGCCGCGTGCGTCTTGCCTGACGCTGTTTGCCAAATCTCACAATCACTTTCGCCAGGGCATATCTGCGGGTTGTTCGCGTCGTGGCCGTATAGCTGCCGGACCGCCGTCCGAATGTATGGAGCAGCTAGGCCGAGGATTTTCCCGCTTGTGCGATTTGGAGCAGAAAGAATCGTTCGGTGGTTGCGGCAAGATGCCACGAGGGAACCTCAGAGCCCGGAACATACCCGGTCGTTTCCTTTAGGAGCCTTCGCCCTAACTCCGCAAGCCGTTCCTGTATAGGTGATCTCTTAGCGGATGCCATCTTGTTCTTGTCCGGCTGGTTGAATTCCATAGCAAGGAACTCGTCCATTTCCGCCTTTGATTCCGGGCGGAATGAGTGCGAAAGATTCGTTATCAAAGAACCTGAGAACATTGCCTGAAAAGGAACGGTGATAAATGCATCTATATCCCAGCCCTCGTCGGCCTTTGCCGCATCCTGGTCTGGAAACTGCACTTCGAGCAATCCGTCAATCGCCTCTTTCTTGTGGGTGAAGTGGACGGATTCTTTGAAGTCGTCCTTCGTCTTATAGCCTTCGACCGATGTGGCTAGATCATTCCAAAGGTCTATCTTTGGGCTGTGTATCGCCGTCGTGATCTCGGCTTTCTTTGTTGCCGTTTTCTCTACCGATTCCTGCTGCTCTAAGAATTTGTAATAGCGTTCGTCGGTAAGAGCGTTGAGACTGTGGCGAACATCGAAAGATTTATCCCCTTGCGTAAGGGTTAGCGGGATGCTCTGGCCCGTGCCTGCATCGTACTGAGTATCAGAAAGCTCTATGGCTTCCTTTGCTTTAGTTGTCATAAGTGGGTTTAGTGGGTTTTTTAATTCAGGGAAACGGCTAGAACCCACTACAAGCTAACCGCTTCCCTTTCTTTCACCTGCACGGGCGAAACTTGTCAGCTTGCGTATGAGGCAACGTTATTTACCAACGTAGCGGTCAGCGGGATCGTGCCATCCCCTGCTGCCGAGCCTAGCAATGCCAGCGTTCCCGATTTGCCGATGAAGTCACCGCCTGCCGATGTGGTTCCCTGCTGCGAGATAACGCGGCATCGAAGGTGGCTGATCCTTAGACTGTAATCGTTTGCTTCTGTGCCGATTATTGGTAAGTGCAATTCAAGGTCGGTCTGCTCACGCATCCACGTTCTAAGATTGCTTGTGCCGTTGTCTCTGGCGGTAAAGCTAAAGTTCATCTCACGGATGCCCGCAAGGAACTCCGCCCTTAGCTGTCCGCTCATTGGGTTGGCTGGGTCGAGGTAGCTTGAGCAAATGCGATAGCCGTCGTCTGCCGATGGAGTGTTGAGATTCAACGAACCTTCCTCGATCAAGCATCCGAACGCTTCAGACGTGCCAGCAACACCAGCGGTGGTCTGCGTGGCTGTCGGTGCTGCCGTGATGCCCGTTGCCGTGCCGGTAGCGATAGCAAGGTTCATCGTGGCATCGTTGGCTGCCTTGTTGCGTGCTTCCATTACGATGTTTGCACCCGAACCCGTTACGTCAAAGAATTGTGCAATGACCGAATTTGCCCTTAGTGCCGTGCGAATCTTCGGAACCCATACGGAGGGAGCTTCAGCACCGACCGCAACCGCAAGCACGATCGGTGAGCCCGTCAAACCTGCCGCTGTTACCGTTATGGCGGCGTCTCCTGCCCCTGAGGTGGTTCCTACGCCTGTTGCTGTGATCTTCTGCCGTGTACCCGTTCCTGCAACGCTGAGGCTGATCCCAGAGGCTTGTGAGGCGTATCCGTATTCCCTTGTGCCGCCTGCCGTCAAAGCTGGCATTGCGTATCCGCCCGGATCTTCGTTAATGTCGCCGTTGCCGGTCAATGACATTGAAGTTGAGATGCGGCCCATCTTGCCGAACACGATGGAGAATGCCGTGCTTACCAAAGACGGAAGCATTAGCAATGGCCCTTGATCCTTTAAGCCTGTTCTCGAAGGCATTTGCCTTGATACGGACATATCCTGCGGCGTGAATGTGTGCGTGTAGAGCCCACCGTCTGGGCCTGACACTGCATACCCACCCAGAGCCATATCCAACATATAGCCGATGTCCTGAAAGTTAAATTTAGGGTTAGCATCGAACGATGTGTTCGCCGTCTCGCCCCAATACTCGGTAGGAATATCAACGCCCGTTTCGTATCCGCCGTCATTGCCGAACGATAATTCATCGTTTACGACATTGCGTGTCTCGGAGATAAGCCTGCGGTAATCGTCGCCCGATGCTCTCGGTGTTCCGTAAGCGGATTCACGAAGGCGGCTCCAGGCTGTGGTTATTGCACTCGAATGTTGAACGGCCATTTATTTACTTCGCCTCCGATTTCTCTTTCTTCGCCGGTTCCTCGGCAAGGATAAAAACGTTGATAAATTCGTTTGGCTTGATGGAATGCTTTTCACGCAGCATCACCGTGCCTAACTTTTCCGATACGTCCAGCACAGCACCTTCATTCTTGAAGTAAACGCCGTTCTGCCACTCGGTAACTTTTGCCTCTGGGTTGAATTTGAGTTTCATAACTTAATAACTCCCTGCCGGGTTGATCGTTCCGTCTAAATAAGCGGCGGCTTTTGTGGTTGCACCGTGGCTTGCGAACTCTGCGTCGTATTCGTCTGCATCGACTAAGCAAACGGTACTGCTCAAATGCTGGTCGTTGTGGATGGCGTTAAATAACGCTTCTGCCATTTCCATCGCGGTATCGAGTGCTTCCTCAAGAATCTCTTCGTCATCGTCCTTTTCAGGTATCACCCAGCACTGGATCGTGAATAGGCAATCAACTGCTTTGTGCGAATCCTCCGCCCCGAAGTTGAATGTGCCAGGACCGGAAACGACTTTGATAGTCTTTGGGTTGTCAACACGCCCTCTGGACGTTCGCGGTATTACCGCCTCAAAAAGTGCGTCATTTGCACCTGCCGCGTTTATGGCGGTTTCTATCAGGTCGTAAAGGGCTGCTCGGTACTCACGAGTCATATTTTGCGAAGGTCTTTCTAACTGCTGTGTCAATGGCTGGCATCACGAAAGGCCGTTTGCCCATATGCTTCGTCCCGAACTCCAAAAACCCCGCGTAATTAGCCCCGAACCGTACCCGATAACTTCCTGACCGCATCCGCCTTACCGTTATCTCTCGGTAGAGCTTTCCAGAGTCCTCTGCTGGTGGTTGTCCTGGTGCTGATGCCCTGTGGAATCGTGAGCCTGGGCCTCTCGCCCTTCGCCTTCCAGTGCTCAATCCTTTCGATTGCCCGCGTCTGAATGAACCCCTTCGGTATATCCGCCCGGATGGTGTTGACGAATCCATTAGCGTCCGTGATTCATCCACGATGCGGTACGCTAACTCTTCCTCTAACTTGTCAATATCGCGGGCTATTTCCTCTGCAATGTTTCCCGCTTTGATCGTGATTTGTAGTCCGATCATTTACCAATCCGCCGTTACCGTGACTGCCGCCGGAACGCCCTGCATCGTTACGTTAGTTACCGGCTCAACCACCAAATAAGGATGGATCGCATCCCACGCAAGGTCGTAATAGTCCTGTGCGTCTAGTTCAGCCGGGGTCAGATAAGAGTTCGTGACGATCCGGCTGTTCATTGAAGGCGATGCGGAATCCTGTGCCTGCTTAATAACTCCATCGGCTGACAACTTATTGCCGACCGACTTCCACAGGTAATACATCGTCAGAAAAGCGTGAGCGTCCACGATGGTTTCGTATCGAAGCAGATCTTCGGGATCGGTCGGAACCGTTGAACCCGCTGCTTCGGCGTAGGCGGCAGAGTCAACCCAACGTCGTATCTTTCTAGCCGCAGAACCGATAGCTGAATCGATCTGTGTGCCGTAAGAGTTCGATTGAACGCTGAACTTCTGCCGGATTTGCTCTACGCTGAACCACATTTACTTTTTCTTTTCGTCTGCGTCCTTAGCCTTGCCGACGATCTTGCCGTCCTTGACCGTAAGCCCTTCGATAACTTCACCCTCGGCATTAACTACCTGTTCGCCTCGGATGTACTGACCGCCCGGAACTGTCTCGCCCGGTGTAAGTTCTGCTTCTTCTTTCTCTGCCATAATCTCCTCCTTGAAAGTTGGGGCTAGATGTCTAGCCCCTTGTTACTATGTGATCGTCGGTGAAACGTAGCTCGTGCCTCCGGTGTAAAGAACAGCACCGTTAGTACGCGTCCAAACACCTACGCCAAACTCTGCTTCCAGCGTCTGTGCACGAAGCGGATACGCCTCGTCCTCTGCCGCGATCTGCAAGCCCGAACTGCCAGGATTGCGTTCACGAAGAACAAGCGGCTTCGGTGCACCGTTGATGTAAGCAAACATATAGTTCGCAGGAACCCACGGCTTCACCCAAACTTCAGCACCGTCAAAGATGCCGATAGCCCGGTTGTAAAGGTTCGTTGGGTTCAACGTTCCCGTTGCTGTCTGCGTACCAGAACCGGGGATGATGCGAACATCCGTGTAAGGCGTGAAGTTCGAGGTAAACCCGCGAATCGCAGCCTCTGATGCACGGTTGATGAGCAACATCGCCTGGCCTGTGTTGTGGTGCTCAATAACAAGCTCCAACGCTGCGGTGATGTCCGTAGCGGCAAGAGTGCCAACGCGGGCAATATAATGCGTGTGCGATGCGGCAGTGAACGTTTCACCGTTCGGGCCGACCGGGATAGCGGCTGAATCCGCATTTACCAGTGCCTTTACCGCAAGCGATACGCCGTCAACGTGCTTGTCTACGAATGTTGAGTTGGTGGCGGTAAATATCGCCCGTTTGATCTCACGCTGAAGTGCCTTGATGTGAGCCGTCTGTGCAGCCACGAATTGAGCGGCAAGCTCTGACACCTTCGCGTTCTGCATGAACTTACGCGTCCACTGTACCGATACATCGAATAGACGCATCGGGAAGCCGACCGTGACGCCTGCGGTGATCTTCTGAGCATCGCCGCGTCCGAACTCGTCCACTTCGTCCATCGCCATATCGTCGTTGCCGCCGTAGCGTCTCTGTCGATCTGTCGTGGTCTCAATGAATCCGCTAATCATCTCCTGGACGATAGCGTTATGGGCCTGCCTTGCGAGTTCAATACCCTCAAAGGCGTTATCCTCGCCGTAAGCCGCAATAGATTGCTGCGAAGCTGCAAGGGTGTCTAAGGTTGAAAGTGTTCCAAAAGCCATTTATTTAATCTCCTTGCTTCGCTCTAGTAGCGGCTCTGCCATACCCGAATGCGGGTAGCGTCAACAACGAACCCGATAGGTGCTGTTCCGCCTGTCGTTGCGGCGTCGCTGATAAGTCCAGCGGTGGTCATCAGATAGATCCTTGCCCCTGGCGTCATTCCTGCCCCGTAGCGGAAATTAACGTCAAATACAAGCGTCACTGCTTCACCCACGGCGGACGCACACGCGGCGAATCCGTCTACTTTTGCAGCGGCGTTAGCCGATGTGCCGTCAGACTTCCATATCTTTCCGTCCGACTTGATATAGCAAGCATCACCGGCGGCGATTGCCTCACCCGCGAGCAAGCCAGAAATAGTCTTATCCTGTCCCGGCAAAACAGACGAAAGGCTCGGTGTACCGGATTTAGCAATTACTGCCATAACTTGTTGTCTCCTAAATTATTGTTAAAGGCCGTAAGTGCCGGAGGCACGTGCAGCTTCTTTCTCTGTCTCTATCGTCGCCGTTGGCGTGGTGGTTCCCTGTCGAATTACCTTCGTACCAGGACTGTGGCTGGACACCGTGAGTGAATCAGCGAAGGGGGCGAAGTTGGGCGAGTCTTTGATGTAATCAGTGACCGGCGTTTCAACTTCCTTGCCATCCTTTGTGGTCTTTACAAAATACCTGTCAACGGCTTTCCCGTTTTCCTGTACCGATTTCAGTACCGGCTCAAGTTTGTCGATCTGTGCAAGGCGAATAAACCCGTCCTCGTTCGTGAAGCCAGAGGTTTTGGCAACGGTGCGATATGTCTCTGCACGCGTTCTGTCCTCGTCCTTCTGCTTCAGTTCGTCAAAGCCTTCTACCTTTGGCTTGATCTCATCCAACGTGCCTAAAGCGACGTACGCATCATTGGCGGACTTAATAGCCTCGAACTCTTTCTTGTCTACAGCGATCTTGCCGGACGGAAGGGTTTCAAGCCCTTCGAGTTCTGCAACCTTAGTTTTCAATCCGGGAATCTCTTTTACCTTGTCGAGTAATTCGTCCCGTTTAGCTAAAAGCCCCCCGATGGAGTTAATGCCTTCTACCTGCGGTTCGTACTTGCCGTCAGAACGTCGTTCGTAGTGCTCGACCATCCCTTCGGGTATCTGGTCCTTCGAGTCGTAAATTTTCAACATATGTGCTCGTGGAGCGGGTGTGCCGCGTTGCGGAGTTTAAAACGAAAAAGCCCGACGGCCTTCTGGCTATCGAGCGATGGACACCGGACTAAATCCGGGCGTTGACTCTAAATGAATCGTTAAATTGTTTGCGAACGAATCCGCTTGCTAGAAATTAAAACACACTATGTAGTGGTCGTCAACAACTAATTTTGCATCAACTTAGCAATTCTCGGTTCAACAAGTTCTTGATAAGACATTGCGTAATACCTTCCCGGCGGATTTACTGAATCGTTAGTGTCGGTTTTAACAACCAAAGAAGCCGTAAGATTGCGAATCTCGCCGGCTTTCTGCCTATTCATAAGCGATTCCCTGTCGGCGACATTCAATATAATGCTTTCGCGTTCGATCCATTCCATAAGCTGTATTCTATCACGCCGTACCGCGAACTTCTGCCATTATTCTGGCAAGGATTGCCTGCCGCTCCACGGGATTCGGGTGCTTGCGGGCTATCATTCGACGCATAGCTTTAGCCATTCGCCAAAGGTCGTTGTCCACGATCTGATTCTTTGGAATGGTTTTTATTGTTCCCTGTCCGCTCATTTCATCAACAAAACCAACAACGCCACAACGAACATCCATTTAGCTAATTCGCTGATGCGATCCGCTAAACCTTCACGACCGCCAAGAAGTAGATAGACGAATGCTCCGACTATCAAGATCATTAGTAATACACTCATATTCTCCTCGTTTTGTACTTTCCGTCCGGAGTTGCGGTGATCTCGTATTCCGACTCCTCAAAGTAGAATCCCCACGTCGAAGGTGTGCCCGTGAGTTTTGCTTTCTCTACTGCCAGTTCTACGTTTACCTGCTTCAGTGATTGAAATTTAGCATCGTTCATAAATAATCTATCTTCACTCCAAGTTTAGGTTCTATCTCTCTCAGCACAGCATCCAAGCCTTTCCCCATCGCCATTTGCCCGTTTGTCGGCGGAACGTAAAGCTTCTTGAGGTAAACGATCTTGTCCACTGGCAACTGCTTACCCGGATTGTTCGCCAGCCACTTTCTTACCGCTCTAGGAACCGCAACGCCTTCAATGATCCACGGGCCAGGCTGATCGAACCATTTAGCAACCTCGGCACTGGCATCACTCCAGCTTAGTCCCGTGCTGTCCGTCGATCTTCCGCCGCCTAAGCTACGAGATAAAGTTGTCTTGCCCGTCTTGGGCCAGCCGGTTATTAGGAGTCGCATTCATCGTCTCACTAAGGATCTTTGCGTTCTTTAACCTTTCCTCTTCCAAGTGCTCAAGTATCTCGTCAACGTTCTTAAACCCTCGAAGCTCTAACGCTGTCTTATGATCGATAAGACCTTCCCGCCAATCTGCAAGGATGCTTTGCTGTTCTTCCGGGGTCAGTTCAATAGTGGAAACCTGAGCATCGAATACACATTCGGTATTAAGGTATTTGCCCGGAGCGTTGATAAAGTGGGCAGCGATGTGCAAAGCAACCTCGACCATCCATTTGCCTGCGGGGTCTACTACCTGTTTCGATTCGTTAAGGCTCGATTGGAACTCTTTACGTGCCTCGATCCTTGACTTACCCGATGCTGTGGCATTGTCCGCCATCAGCAAGTGCCGCATCTTTGCTTTTGAATAGATCACCGACCGCCAGTGTGCAGATGTACCGATGAACGTATCTATCGGCACGGGGTCGGTGAATATGATATTCGGGTTAGCGAACGATTGAATGTTCCCTTGTTCGTCGTGTATCGCCGTTGGGTTGAGGAAGTTAAACGTTGCGGGTCCGGTTGCCATAGACGACGGAACAAAGGTCTTGGTTACTATGCCCGTATCCGCATCCGTGCTTTCCGTCCATTCGCCGGGAGGCTGAACACCCACTGCCAAGCGTTCCCTTGAACCTGCTAGGTTATTGTTTCGCGTGAGCATCGTGCCCGACAAATTCACTGCCCGCTGTGCCTGGCATACGGAACTGGTAATAAGCTCCTTAGCGTTCATCTGGTAAATAGGAAGCAGACCGTTCAATAGGAAAGGCTCTGCCACTTCTGAGCCTAGACTTGCATTATGAGCGGACGCCGTGCCCCAAATAGTTCGCTCCTGGTTATCCAGATAAGCATATTCGCACAGAGATATATCCGTGCGGTCGAGCCTTGTACGGTAAAGAAATAGCCCCAACTCAGTCGCCGTTGCGTCATCCACGATCACACCACCCTGCTCGATAGGTTCACTTCTAAACCATATCTTGGATAACGCTTCGCCTAAGTCTTTAGCCTCAATACGTCCTTCGCCGTCGATCATTCCCGATGGTATGAATGCACGAATAACGCGGGCTGACTCCCTGCGTGCTCCCCTTAAGGCATCTGCCAACACCCGTGAATTACTGCGTTTATCCCACCATTGTTTGACGGTTTCTAAAGTGTCCGCTATTTCCGATTCGCTTAAGTCCGTGCTTTCCAGGCTGATGATGGGGTCGTTACCCAGAACGTTCTCAACGTGCGTATCCAGCACTTCGCTTATTACTTCCTCCGGCACGTACGCCTTACGCAAAAGGTCCGTGCGGGCATCCGACTCTTCGCCCGTCGGCAATTGCCCGATGAACCCTTCGCCTAACTGCCAGTGATCGCCTTCATCAAACGCACGCCTAGCCAATATCTCCGTCTTTGGCGGCAATGTCGCAACCGTGTTAGCGAACGATAAAGACGCAGACACGGTAACATTCGTCTTGAAACGTCGCGAGAGCCTTGTCTGGGCCTCGTGGTACGTCATCTTTTCGTATTCGTCTATGATGGTTTCTTCCATATCAATAACTCGGCTGTGCGTAGTGAGATGGCTGACGGACTACCACTCGCTTTTCGTTAAAGTGAAAACTTGCGTACCTGCCCGCGTCCAACACGTGATCGTCAAACTTCACAACATCATCTGTCAGAACTCCGTTCTTATCTGTTTTCCACGAATACCGCTTAACCTCGCGGATAAGGTTGATGCTGTCAGCGTGGATGCGTAACGGCTTAGACTTAACGAAGTCGATAGTGTCCTTTACCTGTTTGAATGCTGGTTTTGCTTTGAATCCTGCCCTGGTAAGCTCCTCGATCCTTTGCGGTTCGGCACAATCGGCATAGATGGGAACATTCAGCAAGCCTAGCGTTTTCATCTTTGCTATCAGGTCGGCATTAGTCAGCTTCGACTCATACAGCAATTCCCGCCAATACAGAGCGTTATCGTAAAACCTTACTTCGCAAAGTGCCGATGGGTTGTTGTAGCCGAAGTCTAATCCGTAGACCACTTGCCCGCCGGAAGGCCATTCGTTCTGATTCAGTACCCTCCAATGCGAATAGACGCGGGCGGAACCTGTGCCGACAAGCCCTAGCCCGTAGATGTTCCAGTATTCCTGGTCTGCGTCTTTAAGCCTCTCAATTTCATTTACGACGGCATCCTCTAGGAAAGGATTATCTTTGTAGGTCGTAACGAATAGATCGCAATCGTCCCGTGTCTCTACGTCGTCATATATCCAGCTAAACGGATCGGACGGGTTGTAATCGAGCACTATCCGCTTCGTGGTTCGGAGTGCTAATTGCCGAAAGGATTCCAACGTGTTCTCGTTCGCCTCATTCAGAAACAAGTAGTCACGCTTGCGGCCTCTTACCCGTTCCGACTGATCTACACCGATAAACTCAACCAGATTGCCGTTAAAGGTGTATTCGTTTGATGTCTTGTTGTGGTTCGCCTCCGAGTACAAGCCCATTCGCTCAAGTATCTCGAAAAAGTCACGCATTGCTGATGCTTTCAACGCGGGCATCGTATTGCGGGCGATGGTAAGGATACATCCGGTTTCCTGCTTCAGCTTCCAAATCCACCAAAGCAAGGTGTTATAGGTCTTGGATGATCTTGTTCCGCCGCGAAGAGAAACCACACGCTTATCGCTGCTCTCCAGCAAGTCAAAGACGCGGGTGTATTCGATTGTTCGTGCGGCTGCGGTCATTTATCCTGTGCTCGTTTGAATATGACGGACTGTTCAACGGGTCCGCCGTCCTTTCCTGTTACTTCCTGCTTCTGCAACGGTTTGCCTTCCGTTCTATCTAATGCTTCCTTTATCGCCGCAAGGTCGCGTTCAACGATGGCTTTGTATATCAGCACAGCATCCATTGCGTCCGCGTTCGTGATCTCGCCCGCCTTAATGCCTTTGCAGAAGTCCGCAATGCCTTTAGCTAGTTGCACCTTTTCAGGGGCTAATGCGAATAGCTTCTTTTCAAAGCGGGTCTTGAAGTCCAGCGTGCCGGGCGGCTTGCCTTTGGGGTTGTTCGTCATCCCAGGCTTAGACGGACGGAGGTTAGCAATGGACTTAGGGTTTTGCCCTCGCCCAAATCTTTGCTCTTTCTTTGTATCTGCCGCCTCAATTGGTGGCTTTGCCTTTGGCATCTTCTATCCGTTTTATCTCAAGGTCGGGGAATGCTGTGCTCATTCGTTCTAGGATTACTGCACAGTAGTCGGGCGTCAGTTCAATTGCTCGACACTTTCGCCCTAAGTTCTGGCAAGCAACGATAGTCGTGCCCGAACCGCAAAACGGCTCATAGACAATTGAACCTAGCGGGCAAATGCGGGAAAGTAGATCACTGACAACCTTCAAAGGTTTAACCGAGCCGTGCCAGCCTGAGTCTTTGTCTAATTCGCCGGACACCTCCGACAAGTAATAGCAATCGTGACTAAACGGGTGAACGTCTTGCCACGCCCCTTCGCCTTTCGTTGCAACGAGGATGGATTCTGAAGTCAGAATCCATCCTCTCCACGGGAACGTACATTGAGCCGCTTTATACATCCAAAGCATTCGCTCAAACTTGTATTGGTAGGCAGACAATGCGTCGAGCCAATTAACGAACAATCTGGGCGATTGAAATGCAACTATCACTCCGTCGTCAATAGGCAGATTCCCAACCGCATCAAGCATTAAATCGCGGTGTCCTTCAGGGTCATCATTCGGCACACCATCCTGCGATTGTCCATAAGGCGGATCGGTCAATACGGCATTCGCCCGTTCCTTACCCATTAGCTTTTGAACGTCCGCCGATTCCGTACAACTTCCGCAAAGCAGCCGGTGCTCACCTATCGACCACAAATCTCCCGCCTGCACCTTCCACTTCTTATTCAACTCAGCGGCTTTATCTATCTGAGGCTCGGCGTCGGCGTCTCCGGGTTCTTCGACCGCTTCGTAATCCGGCAGTTCCATTCCCCAATCAGCCAGCGGGAAGTCAGTCCATTCATTTGCGATTAGGTCGTAATCATCCTGCCCAAAGCCGACGTTATCTTTCACCGCGATCTCAGCCAGCACGTTTACGTCCGTATCTTTGTCCAGCACCTTGCAAGGCAGTTCGGTCAAGCCTAAGTCCTTCGCTGCCCTTAGCCGCATATTGCCGCCGATGGTTACGAAGTGTCCGTTCTGCGGTACGACGATCAGTTCCCGCAATTCGAGCATTGAGGGCAATTCCTTAATGCTTCGCTTTAGCTTTTCAAAGCGTTCATCACGAATGAACCGGGGATTCTTTGGCAAGCCGTCTATCTGCCCGGTGTTCGGTTTGATCTTAGATATTGAAAGTGTCTTTATCACTTCTTCCTTTTCGGCGTAACCTTTCTCTCCGTCCTAACAAATCCTATCTGCGTCTTTTTCTTTGGTGTGCCCGAAGGCGGTAAGTTTGTGTATGAGCCTACGCCTAGAATGTCTGAGCCGTAGTCAGCGTTTGCGTCCCAGTTGTTTGGTTTGCGTTTCGTCAATCTAGTGCCTCCTCGACCAATTCTTGCTGTCTTTCACACTTACGGCATTTACCGTTTTGGAGCTTATCGCCGCATTCGTTGCACCAAGTATGCAGACGTTTTAGTTTATCTTGGGTCGTTTCTGCCATTTGTTTCACTTCCAAAGTCTCAGGGTTTGTTTGGTGACACATCCGTTATGCTGGCTTTAACGTTTATCTCACTTCGCCCTCGCTCCCCAACCCTTAGCACCGGGGTTGCTGGTCTTTAGTAAGCCTGTGTGTCCTTGCCAGAATGATTCTGACAGCTGAATGCCGACCGTGCCGAGTACTTGGTTTCCGCT